GGCATCGAGGTCAAAAAGCGGTGGAACTCCACCCACGACTACCGTACCCGTGAGACCCACCGCCTGCTGGACCAGCAGACGGCAGAGCTTGACGAGCCGTTCAAGGTCATGGGTTACGAGATTCAGCGCCCCGGCGACCCCAACGCTGCCCCGGAGATGGTTTACCACTGCCGCTGTGTGTTGTCCTCTGCACTGGGCAAGTATCCCCGGCAGAACGCCATGCAGCGAGACAATGTGACCAAAGAGACCACCCCCGTCATGGATTACACAGAGTGGTATAAATCCAAGGGCGGCACAGAAGCAGAACAGATGTGGCGGGCGGAAGAGAAAAAGCGCAAAAAGGAGGCAGCAAGAAAATGAATTCTGTCGAAAATTTCGAGAATCTTGCAAAGGCATTTTACAATGCAGGCGGAACTGCTAAAAATTTCGCCGAAGCGGCCAATAAGGCTGCAAAGGCAGCGAACCGGCCCGATTGGCCGAAAACTTATTTTGAGCGCAAAAGAAAATGGAGCAAAACATGGCTGAGTTTAAGTACAACATCAAAGTCACCGACAACACCCCGAAGCTGCATGAGGCGCTGGATTCATGGGCGGAGCGCGTGCTTACCATCTGGGGCATGAAAGTGCAGGACTACGCCCAGCTGCTTGTACCCACCGGCACGGCAGACAGCACGGGCATTGAGGGCTACGTGGGCGGTGCGCTCAAGCAAAGCCTGACCTACGCCGTAGACCTTGCAAAAAAGACCGTGACCATCGGGTCAAATCTCTTTTACAGCGTCTATGTTGAGCTTGGCACTGGCATCTTTGCCGAGAAGGGCAACGGACGCAAAACGCCGTGGGTCTGGAAGGACTTTAACGGCAAGTGGCACTTTACCCGGGGCATGAAAGCCCGCCCGTTCCTGCGCCCGGCGGTGGAAGATCATATTGACGAGCTGCGAGAAATCGCAGTGGAAGAAGGAAACAAGGAGGTATAACATGAAGAAAATTTTAGCATCTATCATGCTGCTTGCGGCACTGTTGCTGTGCGGCTGTTCGGAGGCTTCCAAGGCCAATGCCAACATTTCCAAGCAGGCCGATTACTTTGAGAGCGAGCGCAAGATCACCGTCTACAACGCCCGCACGGATAAGGTCATCATGGAAGCCGAGGGCTATATGTCCATCTCCAACAACTCGGACAACGAGCTGGTGTGCACTGTGAAAATTGGCCCAGGCACCTACCGCAAGAACTACATCTACCTCAACAGCTACACCATGTATGTGGTGGAAGACATTACCGGCACCCATACCGACCCGTACCACTATAAACTCTATTTCCACACTGACGTTTTGCCGAGCGTGGAAGTCAAACCGTAAAACCTAATATCTCAGCGGTTGGCGCACAGCGTCAGCCGCTTTTTTATGCCGTTTTAGCTCAGTCTGGCAGAGCACCGGACTTTTAATCCGGGGGCCGTGGGTTCAAGCCCCACAAGCGGCACCACACCGGCAGCACGTCCGGCAAATAAACCTTATTGCCAAGCATGGCAGCCCGAGCAAGGGCAGAAAGGACTATCACATGGCACTTGAGAGAAAAGACCTCCGCGCGATTCTGGAGGATGAGACCGTGGACGTCAGCGGCAAGATGAAAAAGATTCTGGACATGCTGCACACCGAAACGGACGCTCTTCAGAACCAGCTGGATGATGCCAAGGCCGCGACCGCCAAGGCCGAGAAGGAGCGGGACGCCGCTGCCAACGGCAAGACCATTGCGGAAAAGGCCCTGACCGACTACAAGGCCCAGCAGACCCAGAAGGATACCCGGGCCACGAAAGCAGCGGCATACAAGCAGCTGCTGAAGGACAATGGCGTGCTGGAAAAGCACTTTGACCGCGTTGTAAAAATGACCGGCGCGGACATTGATGCTTTGGAGCTGGACGAGAACGGCAAGGTCAAGGACGCAAAGAAGTTCATGGACAGCCAGAAAGACGTATGGGGCGACTTTGTGGCTACGACCACGACCACCGGCGCAAAGGTGGACAACCCGCCCACCAACAACAGCGGAGTCTCCCTTGAGGATTTCCGCAAGATGAGCCTTGACGACCGCATCAAGTTCAAGGCAGAAAACCCCGACCTGTACAGCGAGTACAGGGGTAAATAAGAAAGTGAGGACAATTTATGGCAAGAACTGGCACTTTTGGCGGCTTTGATTTCGACGTTGAGGTTTTCGGCGACTACATGGCCGAGCAGAACACCATCAACACCAACATCATCGCCTCTGGCGTTATCCGTGAGGATTCCTCTATTATGAGCCTCATCGGTGAGAAGGGCAATGTGGCTACAATCCCGTTCTATACCGAGCTGGACGCCAACGCTTCTCCCGCACTGAACAATGATGGCAACACTGACAACGAACCTGCGGAAGTCACAGGCGGCAAACAGACCTGTATGCTCATCCAGCGCATGAAGGCATGGAAAGCACAGGATTTCACCCGTGAGCTGACCGGCGCAAATCCCATGCAGCACATCGCCCAGCAGGTCACCCATTTCTACGAGCAGACGTGGCAGAAGGAGCTGATGGCCGAGGTTGATGCCGTGTTGCAGAATACCGACATGGCCGCCCACGTGTACGATATCACTAAGAACGACGCCGGAAAAGTGGATACCGAGTCTCTGCTGTATGCACAGCAGGCTGCTTTCGGCGATACCGCATCCTCTGGCGGTCTGATCGTACTGCACAGCATGATTCTGGCAAAGTACAAGGCCCTGCAGCTGGTCGATTATGACAAGTACACCTTCAATGACGCTCTGCGCACCGAGGTTACCCTGCCCCGCATCGGCGGCATGACCGTGCTTGTCAACGACGCCGCCACCAAAACCACGGCAAATCCCACCGGATCCGGCTCCGTTACGGCTTATAACACCTATCTGCTGGGCACTGGCTCCTTCATCGGCTGCCGCAAGACCAACTATGAGAACCCCTACTACACCGACTATGACCCCGAGACCAAGGCCGGCATCCAAAAGCTGTACACCAAGGAGGGCCGTGTCATCCACCCCAACGGCTTCAGCTTCAAGGCAGACAATGTGAGCGGCGAGTCTCCCGCAACGACCGATCTGGCCAAGAAAGCAAACTGGGAGCGCAAGTTCAAGACCGAGAATATCAAAATCGGCAAGATGGTCTCTCTGGGCTAAACAGGAGGTGCCTCCATGACCGTCCCTGAGCTGTGCGCCTACACGCACAATTTCTTTGACCGGGCAGACGACCCCATTGCAGGCGAGTTTGCCTTTGAGCCGGACACCGTGCCCGCCGGGGTGGTGCCGGGGCAGTATTTCCTTGTGTGCGGCTCCATCTTCAATGATGGCGTGCACATGGCCGGAGACGGAGACCTCACCGCCGAGACGTTCAACGGGACGGTGCAGCCCATGCGGGTTCCGCCTGCCTTTGTGGTGCTTGCCCAGAAGATCACCGACTACGACGCAAGACTCCCCTCCGGCGGTATGTATGTGTCGCAGTCGTTCAATGGGTGGTCCGGGTCCATGGCGACCGGATCCGACGGACTCCCTGCGGATGGTCTGACCCGGTACCGCAAGGAGATCAACCAATGGAGGAAACTGTAATGGCAGTCAACGACTTTGTCCGGAACACCGTCATGGACGGTTTCAGCCGGAAATTCTGCTTTCTGGAAAAAAAGCTCGTTTCTGATGGGCTGTTCGGCTCCACCACCACATGGGTGCCGGGGCTGGAATTCGAGGGCGTAGAACGCCACGACACCACCATTGAGGCACAGCAGGCCGAGCAGCAGGGCACCGCTTCCACCTATTCGATCTACGTTGACAAGGGCGTTCAACTCGCCCCCTTCGACCGCATCAAGCGGTTGGAGGACGCGCAGGTATTCGAGGTCACATCTGCCAGCGCAGACAAGCTGTCTCCGGCGGAAAGCGGGATGAACCTTGCAGTTGTCCAGTGCAAAAAGGTGGTGTTGACCTGATGGGCACAGCAGAAGCCATTACAACGGCGCTGAACAGCTTTTTTTTGCTGTTTGATATTCCTGTGTACCCGGAGGATTTTGTGCCGCAGGGCGCTTCCTTGCCCTATATCACAGTGCTGCCGGTCATTCCCAAAGGATTTGACGAGAGCAGCACCTTCCACGCGCGGCTTTGGTATCCGGTGGACGGCGGAAAGCTGTCCATCATCCGCAAAACAGATGAGATCCGCGCTGCCCTTGGCGATGGGCTTACCATCGAGTGCGAGGGCGGCGCGATCCTTTTATGCGCAGGCAACCCGTGGGCGCAGTCTATGGACAACCCACCGGAAAAATACCTGTGCACATACCTTACTTTTGACGTCACATCCTTTGTGGTGTGAGAAAGGATAACGCATGAACAAAATGTATCACGCCATTTCGGCAGATGCTTTCAAAAAACTTCAGTTTCAGGCGGGTGCGCTGCTCAAAAAGTTTGACCCGGCGGGTACAACCCCCATTGCTGCAGAAGATCTTATCTGCCTGACCTCCGGCGGCATCACCATTTCCTGCAAGCCCAACACCATTGATCTGGGCGAGGATCTGGACGAAGTGCCCGAGAACACCTACCAGCTCAAGCACATCACCAGCTGGGATTGCGGTATGTCCACCACCTGCATGACCGTGAGCGCCGACACCATCAAGCTGGAGCTGGGCGCTGCGGACGTTGAAACCAACAAGATCACCGTGCGCGAAGACTACAAGGACGAGGACTTCCAGGACATCTGGTGGCATGGCAACCTGATCGGCGGCGGTTATGCCGCGGTTAAGCTGATGAAGGCTGTGAGCGATGGCGGCATCGAGCTGAAAACCACCAAGGACGGAAAGGGCAACATCAGCCTGAGCTTGAAGGGTCACTACGACATGACCGACACCAGCAAGGTGCCTATGGAGTTCTACGTCAAGGAGGCAGAATAAATGATCCTTACCATCAATCTTGACCCCGTGGAAGCGCTGCCCAAGCTGTATGATGCGGTGGACGGCATCACGCGCATGGTTATGGACGCAAAGGACAACGTGAACAACCCGGAGACCAAGGCAGCCCGGGAGACCATTGTTACAAACGCCCTGAAGATGCTGGGTGCAGAGCCGCAGAACAGTGAAGGCAGCAAGAAAAAGCTGACCCCCAGAGAGTTTGCGCTTGCTGCGCTGGACTTTGTCAAGCCTCTGATGAAACTTGACCCTGAGCGCACCGTGAACGCCCTGCACCAGCTGTACACGCTGGAAGAGGGCGAAAAAGACACCCTGCCCAAGGCGTTTACTGCACTTACCAAGTCCGTGATGCAGAAAGACGTGCAGGATTTTTTGTCCTCTCTGGCAGACTTGAACGGCCTGAGTTTTGGCACTACGTCTGCCGAGCCGACCTCCAGCATCTCCGCGCCTACGGCTTAAAGTATTTCGTCTGGTTCGTAATCAGCGAGATGCGGGAACAGCAGCGCACAAGAGCATACCAGCTGTACACGGCGGATATGCTCTATCTTTGTGCTGTATCTCTTGGTCAGCCGGTGGAGAAGCCCTTCAGCGAGATCATGGCAGAGTACGACAAGCCGCTATCTGAGCGCAGGCACGAGACTACGCTGGAAGAAGCGCAGGCGTGCTGGGAAAAGACCCTTGCAGACAGCAGAAAAGCAGCAGGGCAGAACGGAGGTGGTGATGCATGAATATCTTTAATTTGATGGCTACTTTGGGGCTTGATACCTCCGAGTATGAGCAGAACCTCGAAACTGCCAAAAAAGAGACGCAAAGCGCAGCAAATTCTTTGAGCCGCAGCGCAAACACCGCCGGGGGCGGCGTTGCAAGTATGGCAAACCAATTTGCAACAGCCAGCGCAAAAGCCAATATCCTTGCAAATATGCTTACCTCTCTCGGAACAAAGGCGGTAAGTTTTGCAAAAAACTTTGTGGAGATGGGCATTTCTTATAATGCTCAAATAGAAAAGTACACCACCGGCCTTACCAATATGCTGGGCAGCGCGGAAGCGGCGCAGCAGGCCATGGAGAACATTCAGGAGGATGCGGCAAAAACGCCCTTCAACGTGGATTCTCTCGTGTCCGCAAACCAGTATCTGATCTCCGCAGGCGAGAACGCCGGATATGCCCGCAAAACCATCATGGCATTGGGTGATGCTGTTGCTGCCACAGGCGGCGGAAGCGACGAGCTGAACCGCATGGCGCAGAACCTACAGCAGATCGCCAACACCGGCAAGGCAACTGCGGTTGACATCAAGCAGTTTGCCTATGCCGGCATCAACGTATATGGCATTCTGGCGGATTACACAGGCAAGTCCACCGAAGAAGTGCAGAAAATGACCATCAGTTACGACCTTCTGACTCAGGCTTTACAGGCAGCTTCCGAAGAGGGTGGGCGTTACTACAATAGCATGGACACCCAGAGCCAGACCATGAATGGGCGTGTATCCACCCTAAAGGATAACGTCAGTCAGCTGGCTGGCCTTATGACCGGCGACCTTACAAGCGCACTCGGCGGCGTTATTACCAAACTGAATGAAATGGTTTTGGCTGCCCAAGACGCATACAAACTTGACGGATGGAGCGGGCTTATCGGAGAAATAACGGGACTTTCCAACGTTATTGATAAGGCAAAATCCTCTGCTGTTGGATTAAAAGCTGTTTTTGACGCTTTAAAAAGTGGAGAAATCGGCATATTTCACGGTGACTGGGATGCTGTTTATCAAAAAGCATTCAATTCAGACCAAGAGAGCAAGAAGATCCAAAAAGAAAGCAGAAAAAACTGGGACAAAAACCATAATGGAATGGTCTGGGACGAAAATGACGGCTGGGTTCCAGCTAAAACCAGCGGAGAAACCGGCAGCTCCATCGTAACAAGCCCTACTGGCACAACCAAGAAAAAATCCACAGGTAAAAAGTCCACCACTGAAACGGTCATTGCGTCGGTGTCCAACACCGTAACCACCAGCGCTATGAACGCGCTGGGTGCAGTGACCACCAGCGTGGAGACCCTGCAGGAAAAAGTCAAAGATTCTGCTGGTAAAATCAAAGATCGCGTAACTACGACCACCACCGAGACCGGCAAAGAAATGGTCAACGGTGTGGCTACCACCTACAAAAAGGTAAACACCGTTGTGGACGGCGTCGTTACCAAGACCACCAAGGTCTATGATGACATGTCCAAGACCCTGACCGGTACCCTGACCAAGGTTGCAGAAACGACCTTTGACGGCATCACAACGAAAATCCAGGAAGCTACAGAAAAGTACGCCGACGGCAGCGAGCACGTCACAAAGACTGTGACCGAAACCGGCGAACGTATTGTAAATGGTGCGGCTGAGACCTACGAGAAGGTCGTAACCTATGTGGATGGCATACAGGATAAGGTCACCGAGACGGCTACCGCCATTGACAACAGCGTCAAGGGAATCCAAAGCCGCATTGACCAGTACCTCAGCGACGCTTCCGGAGAATCCGACAAGGGCATCTTCGGGCTGCTGAAAAGCACCATAAGTGACGCCAAAAACGAGGACTGGTCAAGTCTTGCACTCGATGTTACCAAGCTGATCTGGGGCGAGGTGTCGCAGGGTCAGCGCGAAGTGATTTCCAAGTGGTTTGACAACGCCCTTGCCGCCGTGAACGAATCTTACTATGGCGGTGGTCTGAAAAGTGCATTTACCGCGGTGGAAAGCCTGTTTAAAGACGGCATTGTGCCGGGCGTAAACAGCGCCACGACGGCAGTTGATTCCTTCTCTAAGGTCGTGAGCGGGCTTGCGAGCTCTGGCGGCGTTGGCGGCGCACTTGGCAGCGTTGTGCAGGGTTTTTCTGGTATGGCTGGCGGCATCACGTCTGCGCTTGGCACTGTGGTGTCGTTCATCTCTGCAAACCCAGTCCTTGGCGTCATTCTCGGCGTTGGCGCTGTGGGTGCTGTAGCTGGCGGCATCGGGCTTGCGCTGTGGGCCAAAAACAAAAAGAGCAAAGACCCGGTCAATAATTACAAGAGCCCGTTTGACGATGTGGGCGTTTACGACAGCCTGAGCGAGTTTTCTACGCGGTCTGCGATGCAGTACCGCGTGATCGGACAGAGCAGCCACGCAGACAAGCAGACCAGCATTCTGGAGCGCATCGAGGAGCTTCTGGACGAGCATCTGCCTGCCATTGGCACCGGTCAGGTGGTCATGGATTCCGGCGAGCTGGTGGGCGTTATTTCGCCCAGGATGGCACAAAATGTTGACGCGCGCATCGGTGTGACCGTGACGAGGAAAGCGAGGGGTGTGTAATGAGCAAACTTCTGGGCGCACAAATTGGCAACTTCCACACCCTGAAAGACTGGGGGCTGTATCTCAAGGTCGGAAGCCCAAAAATCGGCCCTGCTGAGGTAGATGACTACCTTGTGCAGGTGCCGGGGTCTGATACCCTGCTCAACCTGACCAGTTCTTTGGACGGCAGGCCACACTACAAAAAACGCACCATTACCATGGAGCTCAAGTGCACTGCACCGAAAAAGCAGTGGGAGAACCTCTACAGCACTATCGCAAACGCCATCCACGGAAAATGGCTTCAGTGTAAATTCGACAATGACCCCAGTTTTTACTGGGAGGGCCTGTGGGAGGTGTCCATCAGCAAGGACGCATTATACTGTGTGTTTACGATTACAGGCACTTGCGACCCCTTCAAGCGCAGTGTATACGACGGCTCTGATGACTGGCTGTGGGATGACCTTGTATTTGATACGGCGATTATCCGTAATTATACGGACATCCAGCTCAAAGCCAACAAGGACATCGCCGTAACCGTCACCGGTGCACCAAGAGCGGCCGGCATCTACTTCAAGCGCAGCGAGGACGCTGCCGACATTGCGGTGTCTCTCAATGGCCTTGAGGTTGGCATCCTTGCAAAGTCTACAGAGTGGCAGTACATTGAGGGCTTGCATATGCCGGATGGCGTTGTAGGTACTCTCATCTTTGCGGCGTCTGCGGATTGCAGCATCAGCATCCGATATCTGGGGGGCAGCTTATGAGCTATAAAGTTTATGCGGGCGTCCAGACCGGCGTTGACGTGTGGAAGACAAAGACCTGCATTTACGACCCAACGGACTACACGGACACAAAAAAGCTCATCAGTCCAACTTTGACGCGGGAGGTGAGCAAGGCCGGCAGCTTGGAATTCACCCTGCCGCTTGGCAATGTGGCCCACTCAGCTTTGCAAAAAATGCGCACGACCGTGTCCGTAGAACAGGACGGTGTGCGCATCTGGGAGGGCAGGCCCATGAGCCATGAGCAGGATTTTATGCTGCGTCAAAAAGTCTTTTGCGAGGGAGAGCTGGCCTACCTCAACGACAGCTCTGTTGCGCCATATACAGCCAAAGACGTGACGATCAAACAATTTCTTGCGTTTCTGCTGGAAAACCATACCGGCATGGTGGACGCATACAAGGCGTTTACCTGTGGAAATGTTGGCTTTCCGAGCACCAGTGTGGTGGTGCCAGAGCTGCATAACTGCGTGATGAAACTGGAATACATGGCGGGTACTCCGGATAGTGACGGCGATTACAGGTATGAATATGGACTTTATACCTCGTCCGGCGTACAGCTTGTAAGCCAATATGAAGCCGGCTACTCGGATGATGACACGGCCCCGGATCCATCCGCGTACAGCTGGACGCTGAATGAAAAGCATGCAGATTCTTCCATAAACGGGTATATCTGGCGCACAGGAAACGGCCTGTTTTCCGTGAGCGTAAATGTGGCCCTGCCCTTGGACGGAGATGACCAGACGCACGAAGCTACGCAAAGAACGGTTACGCCGGATATCACATGCGCCACGCACTCGAAATCCCTTCCGCCTGAGACGGAATACGATCTCAAAGACACGGTCTCAAAAAAATGGAAAATTGAAAAGCAGGGAGACGGCTATGCCGTCTTGTTCAACGGTGCAGCCCTGCCGGATTCTTCCGTGGTCCGTTACGATTCTGCGCCACGGTACACCTTTGGCGATGGACGAAATTTTGGCGTTACATGGGATGTCATCCAAAATGAGCTTGTGGATGTATACGGCGGTTATCTGATCGTCCGGCACGAAAACGGGGCCCGGTATCTGGACTACGTCCGGGAAGTGCAGGAGAAAAACGGGCAGCCCATCGCATTCGGCACAAACCTGCTCGACCTGAGCAGCTACGTCAAAGCAGAGGATATTGTCACCCGCGTCATTGCCGTCGGAAAAAAGAAATCCGGCTGGTTTTTGTGGGAGAAAACCAACACCATCACGGCAACCGCTAACGACGCCACCGCGCAAAAGCTGTTTGGCATCATCGCGCGGGTCATTGTGCAGGACGGAACCGAAAACACAACGCAGTCGCTTCTGGATGCCGCAAACGCGGAGCTGTCCAAAAACTTGCGTTACCTTGACGGAATCACGGTAAAGGCTGTGGACCTCAAGGATGCCGGCGTGGATATCGCCCGCCTTGGCTTTGGCAAGATGACACACATCTACTCCAACCCGCACGGGGTGAACACCTGGCTTTTGTGCTCTAAGCTTGTGGAGCCTTTGGACGCGCCGGACAAAAAAGAATTCACGCTGGGCATTGATTTCTCCAGCGTCAGCGACTTGCAGGCCCTGAGCGCACGAAAAGCCAGTGACGCCTATGACCTGAGCCGCTCGCTGAAGGGCTATGCATCCGCAAAGGGGTGATAAATTGGATAAGACATTTGACGAAGCAATTTCCGAAGTCCGCAATGCAGAACGCGGCGTGGAAGTACGGGAAGCCCTTGCACAGGGCTTTGAGTATGTGAAGCAGTATGGCGAAGCTGTTATCGCGCGGCAGGAAGAAGCTGTTCAGAGTGCGGAAACAGCCACAAACGCGGCGGCAACTGCCACAGCACAGGCCGCAGCAGCAGCCAAGACAGTCAAAGACGCCACTGCAAGCGCCATAAGCGCAGCGCAAGAGCAGGCAGGTATTTCGACATCGAAAGCCGAGGAATCTGCTTCCAGTGCCGAAGAAGCAGCGGCCAGTGAAACTGCTGCCGCGTCTAGTGCATCTGCCGCAAAGGTCAGCGAGGAAGCAGCTGCAAAGAGTGCCGCCGACGCAAAGGTTATCGTGTCCACTGACACGACCCTGACCGTATCGGGCGCACCGGCTGATGCAAAGGCGACCGGCGACGCCCTGGCTCAGAGGTATACCAAGGACCAGGCCGATGCCAAATTCGGCACGCCGTACACCCTGCCGCCTGCTACGGCGGACCAGCTGGGCGGCGTGAAGGTGGGCGACTATCTGGACATCGCTGCGGACGGCACCCTCAGCGGCAAGACGCTGTATGACACCATCGCGGCCAGTGTGGCGGTAAAGTCGGAGGCGCGACTGGTGTGGAGCGGAAAAACAACGATTGGGATGAGAAAAACTGAGACAATTAACGTTCAGGACGGTGTAGATTACGTTAACCTCCGCATAAACGAAACTGATTTTAATCTTACCCCTGGTATGACATATGAAACTGGCAGTTTTGGCGCGGGAAGTCTCAAGGTCACAGTATTATTTTCGGCCGACAAAAAACGTCTTGAATGTACCCTTACCAATACGCTGAATACTGTATCGGTTGTATTCACCGGCTACCACTACCCCACCTTGGCAGAGCTGCTGACCGAGACGCAGGCCGCGCAGGCGGACACGGACGCCCTGGCGGTAGATCAGGAGTACCGCGTCGCCCTGCTGGAGCTGGGACTGACCGACGACACCACCACTGATACAAGAACCACATAAGGAGGTAAAAACTATGTTGTATCGTACCTGTAAACGCCTGATCGAGCGCGGACAGACCACTGGCCTTGCGGACAAATTGGACGTGTTCTACGCCATTGGCCGCATCACCGAGGCCGAGTACAAGGAGCTGATCGAGCTGCTGGAGGACAAGACCGGCAATAAGAACAAGGAGGCTTAAATGAGTAAAACAATCATGGACGTTTCCCGCTGGCAGGGCAACATCGACTGGGACAAGGTCAAGGCCAGCGGAAAAATTGACGGCGTGATGCTGCGGGCCATGGGCAACAGTGCAGACGGCAAGGCAAGCAAGCCGTATCTGGACCCTACCTTTGCCCGCAACTACACGGAGTGCACTCGGTTGGACATCCCGGTGGGCGTGTATGGCTACTTTAAGGCCGTCAACCGGGCAGAAGCTGACAAGGAGCTGGCCCTGCTGAAAAGCGCCCTGATCGGCAAGACGCTGCGCCTGCCGGTGGCTGTGGACGTCGAGGACGCGCTGCCCGCGAAGCTTAGCAAAGAGGTGCTGACCGACCTGACTGCTTACGAGCTGAAAACGGTGCAGGACTGGGGATTTTACTCTATCTTGTACACCTACCTGAGCTATGCAGACAAGCACCTTTACATGACCGGCGCGGCGCTCAAGCCCTATGATGTGTGGCTGGCGGCCTACCGTAGCCAGAAGCCCGCCACGGTATACCCCTATGGGATGTGGCAGCATACCAGCTCCGGCAGCGTGCCGGGCGTTGCCGGCAATGTTGACCTGTCCATTGCCTACAAGGACTATGCCAGCATCATCTGCAAGAAGGGCCTGACCCGTCTCCGGGAGGGTGCATGACCAAAGAGCAGGCAATCTTGTGGGTGGTTAGCATCCTTGGCAGCGTGTGCGCTGGCGCTATCACGGTGGACAAGGTGCTGGAAATCATCCACAAGTACATCAAAAAGGCCGGAGCGCCGGACGAGGCGCAAAACAAGCGCCTTGACGACCTTGACCGGCGCGTTGGCGCACTGGAAACCGGCTATACCCAGCACACAGCGGCACTTTCCCGCGATTTGAGCCGCTTTGGAGACATCGACGAAGTGAACCGCCTGACCCTGCAGGCCGTGCGTGCCTTGCTGGAAGCGCAGCTCACCGGAAATAACGTTCAGGCCATGCAGAAAAGCAAGGCCGACATTGACAACTATTTGACAGAAGGAGTAACGAAACATGGCAGCAATTCTTAATTTCATCCCCACCCCCGTCGCAATCGCTCTCATCATCGTCGGCTTTGTGGCTCTGGCGGTCGGCGCTATCCGCATGGGCTATAAGCAGCTGGTCAAAGATCTGGCCTATGACCTCGTGTGCAAGGCCGAAGACAGCATCATGGGCAGCGGCCAGGGCGCAAAGAAAAAGAAGCAGGTCTTTGACGCGCTGCGTGCGGCCTGCCCTGCATGGCTGAAGCCTATCATCACGGATGAAGTGCTTGACGCGGTGATTGAAAAGGCCGTGAGCCTGATGAAGAAGGCATTGGCAGAAAAGAAGCCTACCATCAACAAGGAGTAATTTATGATCGAGCTAAGCGTATCTCTCGCATCCAATGGCGTCGTCAAAGTGCCGGGCTATGAGCAGCTGGTGCGCTTTGGCTACACCAAGAACCGGGGTGTGTACCGACTTGCTGTCACCGCATCCGGCGAGTGGCAGGACCTGACCATCCGGGCCTTTTGGCACGTCCCGGGCGGCAAAGACCCGGCATCCTCGCTGGTGGTGGACGGCTCTGTGGATGTGCCCGCCAGCGTTACCGCACAGCCCGGCAACGGCTGCATTACCTTTGAGGGCAGCGACGGCACAAAGACCGTGACCAGCGCCGACCTGCGATATCGCGTCAGCGCCAACAGCGGCACAGAGGACGGCACAGAGCCGGAGCCGGACTCGCCCGCGTGGCAGCAGCTGGTGGATGCCGTGCACAAAGATGCCACCGCCGCAGAGCAGGCCAAGACCGACGCGCAGACTGCAGCGCAGCAGGCAGGAGCAGCCGCACAAAAAGCCGCTGCCAGCGAGAAAGCTGCCGGTGACGCACAGAAAAAGGCCGCTGACAGCTTACAGGAACTGAAAGACGGCATTGCCGCTGGTAACTTCAAAGGCGAGAAAGGCGACCCCGGCCCGGCAGGTGCAGACGGCAAAGATGGCATACAAATTGATGATACCGCCGTGGGGCCCGACGCCTGGAGCAGCAAGCACATCGTGGACATGCTCTGCCCGCCACTGGAAGAGACCGGCAACCCGTTGCAGTGCTACCCCGTGGCAAATTATCCGCTGGGCGTGACTGCCAGCTGGGAGCCCACGCAGGAAGGGAGCGCCGAACCTAGCCCGGACAATGTCCGGCCGATTAAGGGCAGGGACAGTGTGACAGTGACAAGATGCGGGGAAACCCTGTGGAGCCTCGATAAAATCACCTTGCAGACGTACAATTCAAATATCACAACAAAAATCGACATGGACGCTGTGAATCTTCTGCCCAGAAACGTGCAGCTATATTTTTCTGGAGAGTGCTCAACCGGAACCTTGAGAGAGGTTCGTTTTTATGATGGCACTGGCGCGGAAATTGGAACGCTTCGTGCAAACGGTGGCAGCAGCACGGTTCTTAAAGCTGGAAACATAGCGACGGTGCGATTGTACGCAGGACTGGACGAAAACAGAGAGAGAACTTGCACCAATCTGCAAATCACGCTTGGCACCACTGCCCCTACCACCTACGCCCCCTACACCGGCCAAACTGCCACCATCACTCTGCCCCGCACCATCTACGGCGGTACGGTGGATGCAGTGACGGGAGAGGGGCAGGAGACGCGGGCGCTACTTACGCTGACGGGAACGGAGAGGATATACAAGCGAGATAAGTATAATTTGTTTGAAATCAACTTAGCCCTGCCAGTATCCGTGCCTACTAGCACGGTAGTGGCAAGCCATTGGAGCGGCACAAAAACAGCAAACACTAACGCCCTATACGCTGAAAACAGAAACATTAACGTTGGCTTAAACACATGCGGATTTGATACCGTTGACGACTTAAAATCCTACCTCGCCGCCCAGTACGCCGCCAAAACCCCGGTGCAAATCGCCTACAAGCTAGCTACGCCTGTCCCCTTCACTGCCACAGGAGCGCAGCCTATCCCCGCCCTCCCCGGCGTGAACACAGTCTTGACCGACGCAGACAGTGTGACGGTGACCGGCAGAGCAGACCCCATCAAGCGCATCACTGACCTTGAGGATGCTGTGGCATCAATGACCAACACATAAGGAGGACTGACTATGGCAATCAAATCCAAATCCCGCCATGACTTGACCCTGCGCTCCATCAAGCGGGAAATTGCAGCAGGACGCGATGTTGCGTTCTGGCTGGATAAAGCATATGTGCACTACGACAACGGACTGCTGACCGCAGATGACATCGCAGAGGTGGAGCAGCTGGCACAGGCGTACTATGACGCACTGGACGCAGAGGACAAGGCGGACGCTGAGGACAAGGCGAACGCTGAGGAAATCACACTGTAAGGAGGATATCATGGCAAGCACTACATACGAGCATTTTGTTGACACCAACAAAATGTACGCTGCACAAGAGCAATTTCGGCACGTCACGAAAATGGTGACAAAATGTCACCGGTTTGCCGCGCTTGTCAATATGGTGCGCAACGCCGGACAGCTGCCGCAGCCCTTCTGGCTCGGTGCTGCCTGTGGCGGCGGCTCGTGTAGTGCTGCCTCCTGCGCTGCAAGGGCTTGACCGACAGCAGATGACCGCCGCCATCAAAAGCGCACCGCTTGGGAGGGTAGACCGTAAAATAGCCTTACTGCGGTACGTTGAGCGGCTCCCGCTGCCGGACATTGCAGCACAGACACACTACAGCCGGACGGCGGTAGGCTACCGGCTAAAAAGCATTGACAAAATGTTGAATGTGTAATATACTATATGTATGCGACACCGTACTGGTGTACACCCAGTGACGGTATAGTGTACAGAGAGCTAGCGGAAGAACGTTTACCCACTGGCTTTTCTTTTTGCACGGATTGTGGTATAGTAATCTCAACAAATCCACCCGGCCTCTCGAAGAAGCGCATTAGGGCGGATATTTGCCAGCTAGCCCAGTGCTTTATCTGGGAATGAAAAAAGCGGTTGCCAGATAGGCGCCGACCAGTCTCCCGCCCGCCTACTTATAGTGCGTACCATGCGGGAGACGCGAAAAACCCCCGGTGTTCCGTTTGGAGCATCGGGGGATTTTTTTACTTTTTCTTCAATTCCTCAAGCCTGCTGGAAAGCTCTTCTTCCCAGCCTTCGTGCTCTTTGAGGTATGGGTCATAGATCAGCTCTTCGGCCTCTTTGCGGGCCGCAACGGCTTCTTCGATCGTGTCATAGCTGCCGAGATGATATTGCTTGCGTTGGAAATTGATATATGCACGCCATCGACCGTGGCAGTCTTTACACACGCCATTTGCGCCAGAAGTGGAATTTTTATTGATATGGCCTCCGACCCTTGTGCGAATCGACATAAGGGAAGAGCCACCCGTGTAAGCTGTGCTGTGAATTGCCCCGGTTTTCTCTCCAATGTCCCTGTTGCAATCTGCGCAATGCTGGATCAGAGAAAGCCTTGTAAGCTTTACGGTGGTTTCCCTCCCACATTTCGGGCAAATAGCGCGGCACAGAAAATGACCTGACCTCTTTTCGGGCAAAACCTCTAACACCTGCCATCCGTTGATAACGTGTCCCTCTTTTTCCTTTGCCTTTTTCAGTCTTGCGGTTGTCAGGCCTGGCTTTTGCCCTCGATTCGCGCAAGACAGACAGCTGCGGCTTTTTCCAAGACGGAGGGAGCTGTCATACACGTCTTTTACCACTCCGCACTCACACTGGCATGTGTAGTAGTGCGGCTTTTCAGACGGCGCAAGTACCGTCCACTTTCCAAAATGCTTTCCAGTCAAATCTGCCATAACATTCTCCTCAGATCAGGCCGTAGTGCTCGGCCAGCAGGAAGCGGACGTATTCCGGGCAGTCGCGCTCGCCCAAACACCACCCCTGCACCGTGCGGCGCGGGATGCCCGCACCCTTTGCAAAGGCGGTCTGGCTGATGCCGGATGCCACCACCATCTCCCGCACGCTCATGCGTGCTGCTGCCCAGATACGGCCCAGACGGTCTTTCTCGGCGTCCAGATCGGCGCAGCCATCGGAATCGTCCGGGATGCTGAGGGTGACGTTACCGAGAAAAACTTCTTTCGGCTGCTTGGCAGCCATGTCAAAAAGTTCTGCTTTGCTATACATGGTTGACTTCCTTTCTTTCGCATGATAATATGTTCGTGTACCTCCATGGTACGTCTTTCACAAAAGCCCCGTCAGGTGTTCGCTGCACTTGACGGGGCTTTTTTATTTAGTAGATCTCAACGCCCAGTTTTTCGGCGGCGGCTTCAACGACTTCTTCAAACGAGGGGCCGCGATTCGGGTCGTTCCAGTCGTAATCGCCAGCGGATGCAGCTTCCCACTCTTCTTCCATGTCAGCTGCCTTGCACAGCTCGGTGCACAGCTCGTAATCCCAGACATCGGACTTGCGGATGTCAGCGGCGATTTCAATAGCGTTTCTCATAATTTTGTACCTCCATGTTGTTGTGTGTTGGTGTCTTTCACTGTCTTTATTATACGCTCATTGAGCGCAAAAGTCAAGCCTATTTGTAAAATTTTGTGCTCAATGAGCACTTTTTTTCTTTTGTCAAAATAGAGCATTTTTGTCCTTCGTTGGTCGCTCGTTGTCTCTCCCGCCGGGCGACTCTGCTACACTGGGCGCAAAGGAGGCAAGCGCCAATGTGGATCAAGTTCAGCCCCAACCCCCACGGGGGCAGCGTCGGAGACTGTGCTGTGCGTGCTGTAGCGGCTGCCACAGGGCAGAGCTGGGAGCAAGCCTACATTGGATTGGCGCTGACCGGCTTTGCTCTCGGCGATATGCCCAGCGCCAACCGCACATGGGGCGCATACCTCCAAAAGCAAGGCTTCCGGCGCAGGATGGTAGAGGCGGACTGCACCACCTGTTACACGGTGGCAGATTTTGCCCGGGAGTACCCGAACGGCGTGTATGTACTGGGCTGCTCCGGCCACGTTCTGGCCGTGGTCAACGGCGACTGGCTGGACAGCTGGGACAGTGGCGCAGAATGCCCGATTTACTACTGGTATAAGGAGGAGTAAACGATGCCTTACAATCCGTATGCGTATCAGATGCCGACATACTACGGCCAGCCAATGCCGGACAACCTCACTCAACTCAGGCAGGGAGTGGGCTATCAGTCTCCCATGATGCAGCAGCCGACAGCCCAGACAGCACAGGCTACGCCCTCCATCATCTGGGTGCAGGGCGAGGAGGGCGCAAAAGCATACATGGTTGCCGCAGGAAACAGCGTGCTCCTGATGGACAGCGAAAACAGCGCGTTTTACATCAAAAGCACCGATGCAAGCGGTATGCCGCTTCCCCTCCGGGTGTTTGACTACAAGGAACGCACCACAGCCGCAAAAACGCCGCCACAAACGGCGCAGCAGTCTGGCGTGGAGTTTGTCACCCGGGCAGAGTTTAACGCGCTGGCAGCCCGCTGTGCGGCGCTGGAAAAGCAAGAGCCCACAAAGCCTGAAACGGAGGCCAAGTAATTATGTCAAACCCTCTTTTTAACGTTCTGAGCGGCGGTATGCCCGCCATGTCCGGCCCTATGGGTCAGTTTGGTCAGCTGATGCAGCAGTTCCAGCAGTTCCGTGCAAACTTTCAAGGCGACCCAAAAGCAGAAGTGCAAAAGCTGCTGCAATCCGGCAAAATGTCACAAAACCAGCTGAACCAATTACAGGCGATGGCGAAACAGTTTCAGCAGTTTCTTCATTAAGTCGTAACCGTGGCCACGGTTCAAGCATAAAAATCATTCAAAACACACGAAAGGAGTACAAAAATGTCTCTTTCTTCCGATTCTGCGGTTCTGACCATGCCTGTTCAGCCCGCAAACACCAATGGCGGCAACGGCTTTGGCTTTGGCAATGATGGCGCATGGTGGATCATCATCCTGTTTCTGTTCGCCTTCTGCGGCGGCTGGGGAGGCAACTGGGGAGGCAATGGCAACACCGGTGCCGGTGTCGTTGACGGCTACGTCCTGACCTCCGATTTTGCCAACATCGAGCGCAAGATGGATGGTATCAACAACGGCATGTGTGATGGCTTCTACCAGCAGGCGCAGCTTGTCAACGGCGTGCAGCAGACCGTGAACAACGGCTTTATGTCCGCAGAGATCAGCCGCGCAAACCAGCAGGCGGCGTTCATGCAGCAGCTGTTTGCCATGCAGATGCAGCAGCAGGAGTGCTGCTGCGAGAACCGCTCTGCCATTCAGGGCGTCAACTACAATTTGGCCACCCAGTCCTGCGAGACCCGGAACACGGTGCAGAACACCACCCGGGACATCATCGACAACCAGAACCAGAACGCCCGCGCCATCCTTGACGCCCTGACCGCACAGCGCATCGAGGCAAAGGACGCAAAGATCGCTGAGCAGGGTCAGCAGCTGTTCGCAGCACAGCTTGCGGCATCTCAGGCAGCCCAGAACGAAACGCTCAAGGCCTACATGAGCGGTCAGCTGGCCTACTACAACCCTCGTCCCGTTCCTGCCTTCCCGGTTCCTGCGCCGTACCAGTACGGTAACTGTGGCACCGGTTGCGGCTGCGGCAGCTGCGCATAACCAAATCACGGCAACTGACTACAAATTGTAGTCTGTTCAGCCCCTGAGCTGATTTTGCAAACCAGAGCGCCGGGGCAGTAGTCTCGGCGTTTTTATTATGAAAGGAGCCGATAAAATGGCTGAATTTACGAATTCCAATACCGTGACGGTAGCGGCTGGGCAGGATCTCCCGTTGACGGAGACTGCGGCGAAAGCGCCTGCGTGCATTGTGCACCGTGCTGGCAGCGGCCTTGTGACGCTGCGCGGCCTGACAAGCGGACAGTGCCGGGCCCGTTTCAAGGTGAGCTTTGGCGGCAATATCGCCATTCCCACAGGCGGCACTGTGGGACCCATTTCCGTGGCGCTGGCTGTCGGCGGTGAGGCGCTCAATAGCGCAACCGCCATTGTCACACCTGCTGCAGTCGAAAACTACTTCAACGTTTCTGTTGCTGCGTTCATCGAGGTGCCGCGCGGCTGCTGCTTGACCGTGGCGGTTAAAAACACCAGCACGCAGGCGGTCAGCATTGCAAACAGCAACTTGATCGTTGAGCGGGTAGCATAAGAAAGGAGATAAAGTCATGCTGGATAAACTGAATCATCTGAAGGATGAGATGTGCGACGAGCTCATGGAGCTGACCGACAAAAAAAACCGATCTCCGGGTGATATCGAGATGATCGGCGAGATCGTGGATATCATTCTGGACATCCACCGCATCGAGGACTACTGCGAGGGCGGCGAGTACAGCCGAACAGGCGAGTGGGAAGCTGACATGCGCGGGACTTTCGGCCACGATGCCGGAAACGGTTACAACCGGGGCAACAGCTATGCCAACCGAGGCCGTCACTATGTGCGCGGGCACTACTCCCGCACGGATGGCCGTGAGCGTATGATCTCTGACATCGAGGACATGATGCAGGAAGCCACCGGTTCAGAGCGTGATGCCTACAAGCGGGCCGCTGACATCTTGCGGAATGCATAAGAGAGGGGGCGGCAGGCATGGACATCGATGAGATCAACACCCATATTCACAAGCTGAAATGCGGTTCAACGGACTGGCAGAGCGTGGAAAAGCTTGCCGCCCTCTGCACTGTGCGGGACGAGCTGGAAGAAAAGCAGGCACCTGAAACGCAGATCCAGGCACTGCCGCCCGCGACTTATGCGGCGGCGTACTCCACGGCAGCGGAACCGCAAAGCGACTTTGTGGTGGCTGCCAGCTCTGTTCCTTTTGGCGGTCTGATGCAGGTGCTTGACGAGCACATGAAGGCAATAAAGCTGGTGTACCCAAAAGAGTATGAGCTTGTAATGCGAAAGATAAGCGACTTGTAAAAAGGCATAGAATGTGCTATTTTTACATAAGCTTCAGCGTTTTGGCACGGGATGCATAATCTAACAGAAAACTAACAAGTTGATAATTGTTCACGTTAAAACGCTAAATAAATTTGATTTGTAATCAGTGGGTTGCAGGTTCAACTCCTGTCACCAGCTCCAAAAATAAGCGTATAGGCGATAAAAACAAGTCGCCTATACGCTTTTCTTTTTGTTGAAACCGTGCAAAAACACCTGAAAACGTGTGATAATCTAACAAACAATCTAACAAGTCAGTACTTCATCTTCTGCATTTCCCGCAACAAATATGTCGGGTCGTTGTGTGACACGTACTTGTTTGCCGTTGTGGAGAAATTCTTGTGACCGAGGATTGCCTGCACAGCGGTTTTTTCCAGACCGCACTCCACCATTTTACTGCTGGCCGTATGACGCAGAGTATGCGGGTGCACCCCCTCTATATGGCATTCCTGCATCAGGGCACGGAATTTTGTAGCCACATTGCGTTTGTCCAGCTTTGTGCCGGTCTTGGATGGTATCAGCCATTCGCACCCGCTGTTCAGCATCCAAAAAGCTACCGTCTTGTAAATCGGTTCAAGAATCGGGATAATGCGGTTTTTGCCTGCTTCGGTCTTTTCGCCGCCCTGCATATAGTGCTCCTTCAGATGCACGTCCTCACAGCGCATAGAGAGCAGTTCATCAATGCGCATACCGGTGTACAGCAAAACCATGGCGATCTGAGCCGTCTGCCCGAATTTTGGGTCATTCTGGTAGATGCTGATCTGCTCTATCTCGGCTGCAGTCAGAGTGCGCTCCGCTTTTCCTGTAGCCGCCGGGAGCTGCAGCAGCATGGCGTAATTTTTGTTTATGATGTCCTGCGCCATTGCCCACTCGCAGATCTGGCTGAAAAGCGTGCGCTGCTTTTCGCAGGAGCTGCGGGAAAGTCCCTTTTCAACCATCTGGTCAATCACTTGTTGATAATCTGCCGCTTTCAAGTCCCGCAATTGTCGGTCGTATAGCGGCGCAGCCTTTGCATAGGCCAGCTCGTACCCCTTTTGCATGTCCGTGCTGAGCTTGTCAAATTTGGGCTGCGATTTCCATTGGGTATAGGCATCTGCAAAGGTGCATTTCAGAAGCGCAGCGGGGGTGTTCTGGGCGTTGTAAGCGTCCAGCGCTTGTACTGCTTCGCCTGCCGTTTCAAACGTTCCCAGAACATCCCTTTTGGCTGTAAGCGCCACATACGGTCTTGCCCGCTCCCCGCTCAGTTTATACACGCTGCCGCTGCCCTTGGGACGGCGGCGCTTTTTTCTTTGCTTCGGGGCGGCTTCCGGCTGTTTCTTCCCGCACCACGGACAAAAAGAAGCACCATCCGGGATTTCCTTCCGGCAGCATGGTCTCACGCATTTCATGGCTTACTCCTTTTTCTGCCCGATATATCCGAATGCACCATTTTCAGCAGCGGCCCTTCCGGCCTTGTAGTTGATTTTCAGGTCGTCAATGGGAGGATGCGGAGCGTCCGGGCATGGGTCAAGGCCAGCAATCTGCGCATAGGTATACTGGTCTATGATGGTCCCGCACACGCTGACCCGGTTGTTGAGTGGGCAGTGCAGGTTTGCGGCCATCTCGGAGATCACCGCAGTCGGACTGCTGCCGTGTCGGCCCTTCAGAATGAAAAGCAGCAGTCGCTTCGTGATGGGCGGCAGAGCCCTCATCAGCAGATGCAGCTCCCAATCTACAGAATCTTCCAGCCTTTCGCTGTCGGAAACCGCATACAGATCTGGGTGCAGCATCTCCATAAACACGGTGATGGGGGACACCCCACATGCTGTGCACCAATCCATGACCTCGTCACTGTCCGGGCTGGTGCAGCCTTTTTCCCAGCTCTGTACCGTCCTCTCACCCTTCTCGATGAGCCTTGCGATCTCCACTTGGCTCAGGCCGGCAGATACCCTGGCCTTTGCAAGCGCTTTTCCAATCTGGGTTGCCGTAAAATAACTCATACTTTCGCCCCCGTAAAACCAACGTGTTTTTAACAGAAAATGGCGCAGAAAAAATCTGCGCCATTCGACAAAAAATATCCGTATTTTGTTTTCCAACGGCGCATGGTAGAATTTGGAACATAAGACATAAATGTGCACAAAAGAAAGGGGAAAACAAAATGGATTTTGAGCAAAGAAATGGTAAAGAAACCGAAATGACCATCATCGACGGAATGCCCGCCAGCATCCTGACCGGCACCGACCGCACACCACAGCCTTGGGAGGATTGACTATGGAGAAGATGAGCCACTTTTGCACGCACATCCGCGCCGCGCTTGCCTGCTACGTTGATATGACTCCGGAGCAGCAAGCCCTTGCCACCATGTACGCCGCCCGCAAGATCAATACACTGCACGCATTACATATGACGGCCAAAACGCCCGGCGGCGCAGAGACTGGAGCAGAAGAATTATTGCAAAAATTGCAACAATTCGATTCAACCCATCAAAAAGAGTGATGGGCAAACCCATTGACTGCAACAACGTGCAGTTGTATAATGCGGTTGTAAACAGATTTACGCAGCTTTACGGCCCTCAGCTTTACCCGAGTTCAGATAATGCTCGTAGTATTTTTGATTGTTATCGCCAAAAGCTGCAACCAGATCGGCATTATTTGCTTTGTACGCGGCGAGGTTAAATTCGGCACTACCCTGACGGCCCTCTTTCATGCCGCTGGTCACAAAGTGCTCGAGATATTTCCATTCGTTGTCCCCGTACAAAGCGGCCAGATCGGCGTTGTTTGCTTTGTAATATTCAAAATTGTAAACAGGGCTGTATGCTTTAAGCATAGCAAAATAAGGGATATAATCAGGCTCTTTGCGGAAGTTTCCGGAGTACAAAGATTTCTGGGAAATGGTCTCCTTGCTGCCATCCATGTACTCAACAACAGCTTGAGTAACGGCAATTTCTTCGATAGTTCCATTGTACCACAGGCAATCCCATTCAACAGCCGTGTCATAAACAGCGTTCTGAATTTCAGATTCAGAAAGGTACGTCAAAGGATCACCATATTTTAAGCCATCGCTATAATACGCATTCCAGTAATATGGGTTGCCGTACTTATCAAGCAAAATTTTGTTATTATGTCGCTCTCCAACATAAACATAATAGTCCGTTGTAAGTTGCGTTTGCTGTGAAAATGGAGTGCCACGCTTCGTGCTATCATCAAACGTTCCAATGATGCCGGAAGTGTTTAAGGATGTTGGGTAAATCGGGCCTACAAGACGTGCCTGTGTAGCAGAATAACCGCGAATGGAGCAAGACACCTTATCTCCAACCGCGTTCATGGGGACAAGAGTGAACGTTACATATTTGATGGTTTTGCCGGAATTGTTTCGGAAACAGATGGTCGGTGTCACACCATTTGCGGAGTTTACAGAAAAATATACATCCGTAAGCTCTACGGACGGTTTTGCCGCAACCGCCGCCATTGAAAAGAGTAACAATGTGCATAGTGTCAGAGCAAGTGCAATCAGTTTCTTTTTCATGATAACCACCTCATAAACAAAAATGAGCAGCCAACCAGCTGCCATAAAACAAAATTATCAAAGAGCTTTGCCAAAGGAGGAAAATAAAGTGCAAGAAAATAGCACAAAGTTTGCAAAACATGATATACTGGAAGAAAAAGAGTCGCACGACAAACTTGTGCGTCTTGCCGCCAGCGAGGTTCTTTCGCTATCTGAAAAGCAACTTCAAGAAGTCATTCGGAGGTTCTATGCTGTTTTGTAAACTGAACATTTTGAAGCAAGACGAGGACGGAAAATGGTACAAGCCCAAAAACCAGCACCGGATCCGGCGCTTCTTCGTTTACGATATTTTCTATCGCTTTGTCTGGGCGGCCGAGTGGTTCCTATTTGAAAAGTACCGGTAATACATAATCAGAAATCAGATTTACCAGCACCGGAATCAGAAGCAAAGTGACGATGCCGCCTGCTATTTTCATCAGCCAGGAAAACTTGTTTGCGTTGCGTTCTCGCAAATATTGCTTTCCGGCTTCTGTGATTCGCAATCCGGACTGCATAAACCCTGTTGTAGAAGATTCTGCAAAGCCAAGTTCTTCAAGCGCCGTAGCGTCTTGAAACAGTTCTTTTGTCCGTTCAACGCCACCGGGATATTCCCGATCGAGGGCTTTCAGCAGTTTGAGCTCTTTTCTATTAAGATGTATTATACTCACTCTGGAAGCTCCTTTTTAACTGCCTGAGCAATCCGAACAATTTTCATAATGTTTTCGTCGTCCATGCCATCCAGCGCTTCCAGCAGAGCCCGGCGGGCTGGTGACAATTTTTCAAGCTCAATGCCATCTAAGGTATTGAGCTTTTCTTTTTGGCTTTCATTGCCAGAAACCAAAGATTCAACGCTTATCTCAAAAAAATTTGCAATTTTTTCAAGCGTCTCATACTTCAATGTCTGCTTTCTACCAGACTTCAAATCGGATAAAGAGCCACGACTTGCACCGGAATCTCTGCACATCGTTGTCACGTTGACCCCGCGCTTTTTGCAAAGGTTTTCGATATTGTTGTACAGGTTTGCCATAATTCCAGACCTCAAATTGTGAGTTGCGCCGAAATTACGCGAACGCTTAAAAAAGCCTTGCATTTTACGCGAAAGCGTATTATACTAAGACCATACCGCGATGGCGTAATACATGATTTCTAGCAATTTCATTATATTACACTTATGCGTAAAAATCAATAGTTTGGAGGTGAAAAAATGACAGAAAAGAAGCCTCTTTGTGAATTTGGCAAGCAAATCGAGATTGCACTGATTCAAATGGACAAGCGTAATGATTGGTTGATTGAGCAGGTCAAAGAGGACACGGGTAGGTATTTCGACCGTTCATATCTGCACAAGGTCAAGACGGGAGAAATCGAGACCCCCGGGATTTTGCAGAGCATCAGCAAAATACTGAACATCAGCACCCATACAACTTAAAAAGGAGGAAGCAAATGCCTGATTTTGAAACATTTTTGCTTGCGCTTGCGTCGATTGCGCTCATTGTCGTTGCTTTTGGCTTTTCGTGGGCCGTCATTTCCGGCCTTTGGTGGCTTATCTGCATGCTCATCGGTTGGGAGTTCTCTTTCGGCGTGGCCACCGCAATCTGGATTGTGGCGATGCTTCTGAAATGGGTGACAAGCCATGATTAAGCCCGAACCGTGGACTGGCCGTTTAGTAGGCCAGATGCACAACAACCAGATTACAGTAGACGACGTAGCAAAGCATCTTGGATTTTCGAGAAGCTACTGTTCACTGATTTTGAACAGCAAGCGCAACCCTCCCGGCATTCGGGAAAAGATGGAAACTGCCGTCAGCGAGATCATCAAGGAAAAGGAGGACAAAACGGCATGAGTGAATTAAACAATCTCATCCCCATTAGCTACGACAACCCGGAGCGCCCAACGGTGAGCGGCCGGGAGCTGCACGAGTTTTTGCAGGTCGGCACGAAGTACGCCGACTGGTTCAAGCGGATGTGCGAAGGTGGTCTTTTTACCGAGCACGTTGACTTTGAACCTTGCTTCTCAAATTTGGGAAGCGAAAAACAGCACGGTGGTCAGAACAAGGTTGACCACCAGCTCACCATCCCGATGGCCAAAGAGCTGTGCATGATCCAGCGCAACGAACGTGGCAAGCAGGCCAGGCAATATTTTCTGGCCATTGAAGCCCAGTGGAACAGCCCGGAGGCGGTAATGCGCCGTGCGGTGCTTATCGCCCAGAGGCAGAACGACCAGCTCAAGGCCGCCAACCGCCAGCTTCTGGCAGAGAACAACGACCTGAAGCCGGATGCAGAGTATGCCCGGGCGGTGTGCGTGGGCAAGAACTGCCGCACCACTACCACCCTTGCTAAGGATTACGGCCTGAGCGCCGAGAAACTCAACAGCATCCTCCACGGACTGAAGATCCAGTACAAGACCAGCGACGGCCAGTGGGTGCTATACGCCAAGTATTGCGGCAAGGGCTACACCAAAAACCGCAAATCCACGCCGTTCCAGCACAAGAGCACCGGCGAGTGGGACACCAAGAACACCACCGTATGGACGGAAGCGGGTCAGCGGTTCATTTATGAGCAGCTCAAGGCCGTGGGAATGCTGCCCAGCGTGGAGCGCAAGCAGAGCGTGGAGCAGATGGAGCTTGCCGCCCGGCAGCACGACCAGGACGGCGTGGCGTAACATGACACTGAATCGCCTGATCTGCGCCTGCTGCAACGTTTTTCCGGGCGCAACGAAAATCAAAGTCAAGGACAATCTCGGCAAGGAGCTGTATTTTGGGCTCTGGAACGCGGGCTTTATCAAGGATTTTGGCTGTCTGACCGTTATGGAGTTCGAGATCGACGAGATCAAGAAAAACGGCGTCGCAAAGACGCTGACTGCATGGACCGCAAAGGAGGACATCACCCATGAGTGAAAAGATCATCGCCTACAAGGCTATGGACAAAAATATGCAGTGCCGTAGCAAGCAGTATGAGGTGGGCAAGACCTACCATGAGGACAAAGCCGACTGCTGCACCGCCGGAATGCACGCCTGCGAGAACCCGCTGGATGTGCTGCACTACTACCCGTTGAAGGATGGCCCGCGCTTTTTTGAAGTCGAGTGCGGCGGGAACGTGGATAAAAGTGAAGAGGACAGTAAGCTGGCCTGCACTGAGCTGACGGTGAAAGGTGAGGTGAATTTTGCAGGGCTGGTAAAAGCTACAGTGAATGCTGTTTTTAATCGGGTAAAGGGCAAAGAACCTTTTTCCAGCGGCCGTTACAGCACGGCGGGTTCCAGCGGCGATTACAGCACGGCGGGTTCCAGCGGCCGTTACAGCACGGCGGGTTCCAGCGGCCGTTACAGCACGGCGGGTTCCAGCGGCTATTCCAGCACGGCGGGTTCCAGCGGCTATTCCAGCACGGCGGGTTCCAGCGGCGATTACAGCACGGCGGGCTCCAGCGGCGATTACAGCACGGCGGGTTCCAGCGGCGATTACAGCACGGCGGCAGCCACTGGGGCTTATTGCAACGCAAAAGCAGACGGAAAAGATAGCATTGCCGTTGTAAACGGTGCTTGCGGTAAGGCGTGCGGCGCACTGGGCTGCTATCTGGTGCTGACCGAGTACGATGATGACGGTCACATGATCTGCGCCAAAATGTCCCGCGTAGACGGTTCTGCCATCAAAGAAAGCGTTTACTACACCCTCAAAAATGGCGAGTTTGTGGAGGCTGCACCGTGAAGAAGCACTACAACAAGCGTTGGCTTGAACAGCGCTGGGATGCAAGGCAGCCGGAGCGGTTGGAGCATATCCGGCTGAAACGGCAGCTGAGAACAAAAAAGGAGGTGGACGATAATGAAGCCAAGCATGGGAATCGCAGAGTGCTGCCAGATCATGCGTGATAACAACATTTCGGTGAGTGAGCCAAATTTAAAGGCGATGATTCAGGCGGGTAGCTTTCCCCAGTGGGCGGTGCCATCCGTTGGCACGGACAATGCGGCTCCGTTGATTTCTCGTGCCGGATTTGTGGCGTGGGTGAAGGACTTTTACAAGCTCGAAAAGGTTTACACAAAGGAGGATCCGAAAGAATGAAACTCAAATCTACTACTTACTACTGGTTGGCTGTCGTTTTTGGCGGCGTTGGAATGGGCACAGCTATGGGCGCAGAGGGCACCGCGCAGACCACCGGATATATCTCCGGCACGCTGTTTGCGGTGTCGCTGGTGCTGATTTTGGCCGCTGTTCTGCTGGCTCGTCTGGGCTTTGCCGCAGAGGACAGGGAGAGAGCCGCAAAGCGGCGAAAGTACGGCAAGATCAACCGCACCCACGCCCGCAACCAGGAATACCCGGAGAATCAGGAGCGTGGGGCATGATGACGGCCAAAGAGTACGTTGAGGGCAAAGTCAAGTCCTACACGCGGCTTGCCGAACGCTGCAAGCGAGAAGCCGAATCCTCAGACGACATTGTTGTTCGGGCCTGATGCTCCGCACGGGCAAACGTCTGGGAGATGTGCGCCGAAGAAATGGACAACGTGTGGGAGATGCTGCAAGAGGAGTCCGGGGAGATCACGTATGCCTGACACTGTCCACCATGTCATGTGGTACACCGTGTATGACGCCAAGTCCGGAGACCTGATCGCCAGCGGTACGTCTGAGATGTGTGCCAGACGGCTGGGTTACAAAAGCGCAAACAGCTTTGCGTCTGCGAGCTGCCACAGCCGCAACGGCAGGCGTCGGGCTCGCAAGTACATTTTTGAAAAAGAGTGCATCCGACGTGATGAGTTGGACAGTCTTCCGCCGATACGCCGCAAAAAAAAAGAAGAGCCTGCCCGTGCTCCAACACGGACAAGCCAAAAGGGTGATGAGTTTCGCCGCCCATCACCACAAAGATATCACAAACAGGAGGTTTTTACAATGGATGACGTGGCATTTTACTATTGCTACGGACACCGCAAAGAGTACTGCAGCATTGACGTGCAATGCTTTGAGGGTGAGCCGGTCAAGGCCAGCGTGGACGCCCAGCACTGGGCAGATGAGCAGATCCAGACCGGTGAATACAGCCAGATCGACGTCAAAGACGCCCTGGGCAACCTGATCTATTCGAGGTGAATATTTATGCAAGAAGAACTGACCGTCCGGGTGGAGCACCCGGAGCTGCCCGCGATCCGGTGGAACGAAGCCGAGGTGCAGCAGAATTTGACCGAGATGCTGGCCGCCTACACCGGCCGCGTCTACACCCCGGACACCATCAAGGATGCCAAGGCCGACCGCGCCGCCGTGAACAAGCTGGACAAGCAGCTCAGCGATGCCGCCCGCAGCGCAAAGGCCTTTTACATGAAGCCGTTGGAAGAGTTCTTGCAGAGCGCCAAGCAGATGCAGGGCCAGTGTAAGGCCGTCTCCGGTGCCATTGACCAGCAGGTCAAGGCTGTGGAGGAAGCCGAACGGAAGGATAAGGCCGACGCCCTTCGAGCTGTCTATACCGACTGCATCGGCGAGCTGAGGGAGATGATCCCCTTTGACCGCCTGCTTGTGCCCCAGTGGCTCAACAAGACCTATGATCTGGCAAAGGCCAGCCGGGAGTTGCGCAAGAGCGTGGAGACCCGGCGGGAGGAGCTGCGGCTCATCCGGGAGACCTGCGGCGAGGATGCCGAAGCTTGCATCACGGAGTATCTGCGTGAGCTGAACCTGAACGCTGCCCTTGTGGAGCACAGCCGCCGCCAGAATGCCCGGGACGCACAGCGCCGCGCAGAAGCCGAGAGAATGGCCGCAGAGAGTGCGCAGGCGGCTGCACCGGTCATTATCCCTCCGACCGATGAAGAACGTCAGATCGCCGCAGAATCGGTTCAAATGGCACAGGCCAATGCAGTCATCACGCCGGATGGCAGGTTGGATTTCAGCATGCTTCAGAAATTCGCAGAGCCTGCCCAGCGGGAAGCTCCTGCCCGCAAGCAGTATCGCTTCTGGGTAGAGTTCACCCGCGAGGATATCGCATGGTTCAAGCAGGGAGCCGCAGAGCGCGGTTTCCGCTATGGTTCTATCAAATAATCTTGGAGGTATTTACTTATGGCACTTACTCGTTCCGGCGCACCCGCGCCTACTTCGTCCGTTTCAAACGCACAGTCTCTGGCAAACCGTTCCGTCCAGAACGCCAACCGTGCAGGCAGCACTGCTATGCAGGCCGCATCCCCGTCCGTTCCGGTGGAGATCACGGCTGCCGATGGCCAGCACCTCGTCGTCAGTTTCGACGAAGTACGGCGTTTTATTTGCGACAAAGCCACCGACACCGAGTGCAAGATCTTTCTGGAGACCTGCAAGCAGTACAAGCTGAACCCCTTTACCAAAGAGGCTTACCTGATCCACTACGACAACAAGAACGATGACACCGCCAGCACCATCGTGCTGGGCAAGAACTGCTACATGCAGATGGCCGAGCGCAACCCCAACTTTGACGGCTTTGAAGCCGGCGTGATTGTCCTGACCGCAGATGGCCAGCTGCTGAACCGTGAGGGATCTATCGTCTATGATGGAGACGGCGGCGAGACCCTTCTGGGCGGCTGGGCAAAGGTCTACCGCAAGGACCGCACCCGCGCCAGCTATGAGGAAGTCAAGCTCAGCGAGTATGACACCGGCAAATCCCTCTGGAACGGCAAAAAGGCCACCATGATCCGCAAGGTGGCTTTGGTGCACGCCCTGCGTGAAGCGTTCCCGTCTACCTTCGGCGCTCTGTACGATGAATGCGAGGTGCGTGTGGATGCCGAAAGCACCGCCCGCGAGGTGTCGCCTGAAGAACTGCCGGTGCTGGATCCTTACGCAGGTTCCCACCGTCACCGCAAGACGGCAGGCACCCTGATCCCTGCCCCGGATGCACCCTCTGTAGAGGAAAACGCCGATGATCCGTTTGGCGGTGATGATGCATGATCGTCCAGACCAAGAACGGCATCATGCTGCACGGTGAGATCGCCAAAGACCCGGTACTTCGCGATGCCGGGCAGAAGCGGGTGCTGAAGTTTGACCTGAAAGCCAGCCGCACACAGGATGAATCCGGCAAATGGCAGAGCTTCTTTGTGGGCGTGAACCTCTGGCACGGCATCGACCAGTGGGATGGGATGCTGCAGAAAGGCGATCAGGTCACAGTTTTTGCGCAAAAGCTGAAAGAGCGGGAGTATAACGGCAAGGTCTATTACGACGTGGACGCGGATGATGTTCAGCCCGGTGGGCTGGTGACATTCCGCTGGCTGCAGCAGATGATCGACCTGATGGCACAGCCCGGCCCTCCGCCGGAACCTGCAGAACCGGCAGCAAACCCGGCAGACCTTCAGGGTGCGCAGATGTACCCCGGTGAAGCTCTTGCGGATTACGCACCGCGCAGCACTGCTGCACCCGAAGCAGCCCCCTCTGCCGAGTATGACCTCATCAACGATGATGCCGACGACCTGCCGTTCTGACCTCGCAAGCTGTGCTATCCGGCTATACGGGCATTTCACACGAAAGGAGGTCGGGCTGTGGGCATCGACACAACACGCGGCTTCGTAGCATTTCCCCGCGGTCTGATCGACTGGGAATGGTATACCGAACCCAACACCGCCCGCCTGTTCTTTCATCTGCTGCTCACGGCCAACTGGCAGGAAAAGCAGTGGCAGGGCATCACCATCCACCCCGGAGAACTGGTTACAAGCCAATCTCAGCTGGCAAAACAGCTGAATTTGTCAATTCGGAATGTTCGGACTGCTTTGGAGCACTTGCAGGCGACAGGCTATGTGACAGTCAGAACCGGGCCAAAATACAGCGTTGTTTCAATCAATAATTATAATTTGCTCGTTGGTGCTGACAGGCAAAGTGACAGTCAGGCGACAGGCAACCGACAGGCTGCCGACAACAACTTAACAAATATAACAAAGAAACCATTAAAACAATCGTCGTCTGCGCGTGCGCGCGAGACTGCCGGGACGAGGACGACGACCCATCCTGCAGTGGATGAATTTGAATCCTGTATCTGCAAGCTGAGTGCCACCAGTAAAGCTGAGCTGATGGCCTACGCGGATCGGCTGGGTTCAGAACTGGTCTCTGCCGTGATCCTGAAGTGTTCTGATCTGGGCGGGCACAGCTGGGCCTATGTCCGCAAGGCGCTGGCAGAAGCTGAATCGCAACGGTGCAGGTCTGCCGAGGAGTACCGCCTGACGAATCCGATCGGAGCCGGACGGAATAAACGTGTAGACCGAACCGAGCCTAGCGGGAACGACTGGCTGAAGAATGCCACGCGGCGCAGGCCGCTGATAAAAAAAGAAGCAGCAAAGGAGGACGCATCCGATGTATCGGAACCCTGAACACTACCCGGACCCGACGGCGGGTGCCGCCCTCTGTCAGCTGCGCAGAAAGGAGAACCGTTTGAATACCGGAAAACAGTTTGAAGCGGACTGGAAGAAGTCCATGCCGCCGGATGCCTGGTGCTATCGGCTGAAGGACAGCGCCGCTACCTACTACGGCGGCAACGAAAACTTGAGCTTCTCTGTGGACAACATCTGTGACTTCGACGTCTACCGTTACCCCATGCACCACTATTTTGAACTCAAGACCATCGAAACACCCAGCATCCCGCTGACGAAGATCTTTGGAAGCTTTGACCGGGACAAACAGAAATATCATAAGCTCAAACATATCACCGACATGGTCGCTGCGGCTTCCTACAAGGGCCAGACGGCCCATGTGGTGATAAACTACCGCGGCAAGGTGAACCGCACCTTTGCCGTGCCCGCCAGCGCTGTGCTGGAGTACATGCAGACCCAGACCCGCAAAAGTATCCCGTGGCAGTGGGCCGCCCTCAACGGCATTGAGGTGGAGCAGCACCTGCTGCGGGTTCACTGGCGGTATGACGTGGATGGACTGCTGAAGAAATTGGAAGGAGGGAATGCTTGGAATGTCTGATATCAGAACATGGACCCCTGAAAGCGATATCCTAAAGCCGGGCGAGCCCTGCAGTGTGCAGGAAATCAGGTCATGGTTTGAACGCCTGCCCCGGATGCGGGCGCTGATCCGGCAGCAGCAGGAACACATCGAAAGCCTGCGCAGCGCCGCCACCACGACTACCTCCAGCAACTCCGGTGCGCCGGGCCACTCCGGCACCAGTGACAAAGTTGGCACCAACAGCGATGCAGCCATTGACGCGGAAGCAAAACTGGCCGAACTGAAATGCCAGTATGCTGAGATGCAGAAAGATGCCATTGATGTTGCCTACCTGCTTCATGCTGATCCGGTATCGATCAAACGCAGCCGGTGTCTGATCCTGTCTTTTGTGGAAGGCAAGCGACATGCCGAGATCGCGCCTGAAGTCGGTTATTCCAATCCGTCTCAGGTTTCAAGGGCCATTTCTGAAGGTCTGGCGCAGCTGGCAGAACTCACGAATGAACTGAATCTTAGTTGAACCTGTACATTTTGCACAATGTCAGAGAGTATTGTTTTTACACGCTCTGGTATTTACTTGTTATCGGCATCTGTGCTATCGTGGTACCATCGGCAGAGCCGGAAAGGCCCACCGATATACGCAGTCTCCGAAGTGCATCCTCCACAGACATCATCGATTACTTCCTTACTCGACGGGATAGCTACTTCTCACTGGCACTTCGCGGACTGCTTCATTATGCCGCCTGAGCGCAGTTTGGAGCGCGGCGCGTGTGTGTAGACACGGCTGGTTCGATTCCAAGGGCGGCTTTTATACTCCGGTAGCTCAAGCGGTAGAGCAGCGGTCTCCAAAACCGCATGTCGCAGGTTCAAGCCCTGCCGGGAGTGCTTGCGTGCCCTATGAGGGGGCGGCGCAATAGCGGGGCATCTGGCCGCGAAAGTTCCAGATGCAGCAGCACCCGCCCGTTTTACGCCTGTCCGTCAAACTGAATGCATGGGTGCTGCTTATTTTTTTTTTGATATCTTTGCCGTTCGGATCTTCCGGGCGGCTTTTTGATTTTACGGCAAGAGAGGTGGTGAGGATGACCGACAAGCAGGATCGTTTCTGTGAAGAATATATGATCGACCTGAACGCCACTCAAGCGGCCATCCGCGCCGGATACAGCCCAAAAACCGCAAGAGAACAGGCACCCCGGCTGTTAGCAAATGTTAGCATTCAAAATCGCATTGCCCAGCTGCAGGCTGAGCAGAGCCGCCGGACCGGTGTATCTGCTGATCGTGTCGTTCGAGAGCTTGCCAAGATTGCATTTGCCAACGCCAGCGACCTGATCGATCCGGAGACTGCTTCTGTCAAACTGGACGCTTCCCGGGATGATCTGGCCGCAATCCAGTCCATCAAGGTCAAGAGCTTTGGCGAGGACGGTTTGGAACACGAGGTCAAACTTGCAGATAAGCTCCGAGCACTTGACCTGTTGGGCAAGCATTTAGGTATGTACAACGGAACATCCGATAATTCTGCCGATCAACTCAAGAAGGCCCAAGAGATACTGGAGGGAGTCAACAGTGTTATCGACTAAGCAGCTGGAATACCTGTCTCAATGCAACCACCGTTGGAATCTAAAAGTTGGAGCAACCGGTTCCGGAAAAAGCTGGCTGGATTATGCGCTGGTCATTCCGAAGAGACTGCTTGCGTTGCGTGGTGAAGGCGCTGCCGTTATGCTGGGAAATACGCAGGGCACCCTCAGCCGGAACGTTTTGGACCCTATGCGTGAAATCTGGGGCGAGGGGCTTGTGGGCACGATCAGCAGTGACAACACTGCGCGCCTGTTTGGCCGTCGGGTGCACATTCTCGGTGCAGACAGCAAAAAGCATGTGGCCCGCATTCAGGGCATGACCATCGAATACGGCTACGGTGACGAAATGACCACCTGGGACGAAGCTGTGTTCCAGATGCTGAAGACCCGCCTACGTTGCCCACACAGTCATTTCGACGGTACAGCAAACCCAGACAGTCCACAGCATTTTCTAAAAAAATTCATCGACGATCCTAAAGTGGACGTTTTCTGTCAGACCTCTACAATCAACGATAATCCGTTTTTGCCGACAAAGTTCGTGAATGATCTGAAGCATGAACTTGCTGGAACGGTCTACTATGACCGTTTCATACTGGGCAAGTGGTGCAACGCTTCCGGCCTGATCTATCCGTTCTTTTCTCTGTCAGAGGACACCTACCTCTTTCACGGCGATGCTTCCCACGTCGACGGGCAGTTTTACGTGTCCATCGACTACGGCACCCACAACCCCTGCAGCATGGGCCTGTGGGTCATTCATGATGGCAAGGCCCTGCGAATCAAGGAAAGCTATTTTGACAGCCGTGCAGAGCGTGTGCAGCGCACGGACGAAGAGCACTATGCCGAGCTGGAACGCCTGACCAAGGGTTATTACATTCAGGCGGTGGTGGTTGACCCGTCCGCTGCTTCCTTCATTGAGACCATCCGGCGGCACGGCAAGTATCTGGTGATCCCTGCAGACAACGACGTGCTGAACGGCATCCGCTGCGTGGCATCCCTGATGCAGGCCGGGCTTGTGACTATCCACGAAAGCTGCACGGCATCCCGCCGGGAGTTTGGCCTGTACTCTTGGGACGACAAGGCGAAGGAAGATCGTGTCGTCAAGGAGAACGACCACGCCATGGACGACATCCGCTATTTCTGCTATACGATACTGGCCCCGCTGATTCGCTGGGCAGATTGGAGACGAAAGTAATGTTTGACAGACTGCTTTTCTGGCTGCGGGAGAAAGCACGGCTGCTGTTCGGTGAAAATACCACTGTCAGCGCCAGCGTGTCCTACAGCATGGAGAATGCGATCATCCTGTGGGCGCAGATGTACGATACCGGCGGACCGTGGTGCCACGGCGGCAAGAACGCTCTGCACAGCCTGAAGCTGGCCCAGAGTGTTGCATCGGAGCTGGCCCGTCTGACCACGCTTGAAATGGAATGCATTGTTTCCGGCAGTGCCCGTGCCGACAGCATCAACACCATGCTGCAGCCTTTCATTGCGGATCTGCGCACCCCGGTGGAATACGGCTGTGCGCTGGGCGGCATCCTGTTCCGGCCCTTCCTCGATGCAGAGGGACGCATCCAGATCGATGCTGTGCAGGGGGATTGCTTCTGCCCTACCCGCTTTGACAGCTCTGGCCGCATGACCGGGGCTATTTTTTATGACCATCTGGTGCGCGGCAACCGCATTTACACTCGTCTTGAAGATCACGAGTTTTCCGGCAGCACGTACAGCATCACGGTCAAGGCGTTCCGCTCAATGACCAGTACAGACCTCGGCATCGAGGTGCCGCTGACCGATGTACCGGAATGGGCCGCGATCTCGCCGCACACCGAGTTCTCCGATGTAGACCGCCCGCTCTGGGGCTATTTCAGAGTGTCCAGCGGCAATTCCACTGATCGGCACTCCCCGCTGGGCGTGAGCGTCTATGCCGCTGCTGTTGACACCATCCATGATACCGATGAACAGTATGGACGGCTGCTGTGGGAGTATGACGGCGGGCAGCTGGCCCTTGACGTTGACCAGACCGCCCTTCGGCCCGACATCAACGGCGAGAGCGTTATGCCGCAGCGTGAGCAGCGCCTTTACCGCAACTGGTTGAACGGCAGTTCCGGGGCCAATGGCCGGAACCTTTACGAGGTGTTTGCCCCTGCCCTGCGCGATGAAAGTTATCGTCGGGGGATGGATACCATGCTCAAGCGGGTGGAGTTCCAGTGCGGCCTTGCCTACGGCACCCTGTCCGACCCACAGAACGTGGACAAGACCGCCGAGGAGATCAGGAGCAGCAAGCAGCGCAGCTACACTACCGTCAAGGATCTGCAGCGGGCGCTGGGCAATGCGCTGACCGATCTGGTATACTCCATCAGCAAGCTGCTGGATGCCCAGTGGAACAGCGGCGCAGCCGTTTCCCCGCCGGGCGACTGCAACGTGACCTTTGACTTTGACGACAGTATCATCTCCGACCCCAAAGAGCGCAAACAGATGTACTGGGGCTACGTTACCGCAGGCAAGTTCCCCTTCTGGCGGTATCTGGTGGAGTTTGAGGGCTACAGCGAGGACGATGCCAAGGCCATTGCCGCCGAAGCGAATGCCGAGAACCGCAGCCCTGAAGCCCTCACCTTCGGGGGTGCCTGATGCTGCCGCCGTCTTACCTCGACCAGATGCCGGATGCCTTTGTGCAGCTCTGGCAGCAGGTCGAAGAACAGATCCTGCAGGACGTGGCCCGGCGCATCTCCAAAATGGAAGCCCTGACCCCCACGGCCAACTGGCAGCTGTGGCGCTACCAGCAGACCGAAGCGGTGCGCAATGATGTGGTGAAGCTGCTGGCCAAGTACACCGGCAAGAGCGAGGCCGCCATCCGCAGGCTGCTTTTGCAGGCCGCCACCGAAGCCATGGAGCGGGAGGACGCCATCTACTACCACTACGACATGGAGCCGATGCCCTTTGAAGAGAGCGCCGCCCTGAACAACCTGCTGGATGCCGGCGCGCGGCAGACTTGCGGCACATGGCAGAACCTCACCGCCACCACGGCAAACACCGTCACAGGGGCCTTTGAACGCACACTGGACGCTGCATGGCTCAAGGTGAGCACCGGTGCCTTTGACTACAAAACCGCCGTCAAGCAGGCCGTGGACAGCCTTGCGGACGACATGCCCATGGTCACCTATCCCAGCGGCCACACCGACAGCATCGAGGTGGCCGCACGGCGTGCCGTGTTGACCGGTGTGAACCAGACAACTGGCAAGCTGCAGGTGGCCCGCATGGACGAAATGGGCTGCGAATTTGTGGAAACGACCGCCCATGGCGGCGCGCGTCCTTCTCATGCAGAGTGGCAGGGACGGCGCTTTCACCGCGGTGGTGCGGTGGACTACAAGGGCAGGCACTACCCGGATTTTGAAGCCGCCACCGGCTACGGCACCGGCGCAGGCCTTTGCGGCTGGAACTGCCGCCACACCTTTTTCGCGGTGTTCCCTGAGCTGGGCGACCCGCCCCAATGGACACAGGAGCAGCTGCGGGAGCTGAACGCCCGGAACATCGAGTGGAACGGCAAAAAGTACACCGCCTACGAGATCTCCCAGATGCAGCGCGCCCGGGAGCGGAACGTCCGCCGCTGGAAAAAGCGGTATCTGGCCGAGGATGCTGCCGGGCTGGACACCACCGACAGCGCTGTGCGCCTGAAAGCGGCCCGCCAGAGCCTTGCAGAGTTTGCACAGGCCACCGGTGGCCGTGTGGACAGCGCCCGCACCAGCGTGCCGAAGTTCGGCAGGAGCGAGGGCAGTAAGGCAAGCGCACAGGCACGGAAGGCGGAGCCGCATAAGGTTCAAAGCACACGAGGAAGCGGCGGCGCATCTGGACAGAATGGAAAAACCGTGCGTAAAGTTTTGGGAAAGGTCGATACGAACAACACGAAACAGGTTGACGCGCTTAAAAATTCGTTCTGTTCTGGCTATGCAAAATCTGACGTTG